AACAATATGGATTGGACCTAATTGTCTCATAATATTAAACCACCTTTCTTAAGACTGGGTAGACAACGCGATAAACGGACTAAGTTCGTCGGTGTTATCGGTTCCGCCAGTGGGGTATTTCGGGGTTAAAGGTTCAGACCACCAGGGTTGCCCGTCATAACGCATGACGGCCCGGAAAGCCGTTTCGTCGTAATCGAACTTCAGATGAATAGATTTATCCATCTGCGGTCCGGTACGACCCGCTTTGCCGCCGATAAGATATTGTGAGAAATCACAAAGTAAAATATCGCCGGTCGTTCGTGCGGCTTGGCAATGCTCGGTAATAATTACCGGGCGGCCAAAGACCGTGCCGTAAGGCGAAACCGCAGCGTTGGCGGGATCACCGGCAATGTAAACCGGGGAATGTGAGGTTGAGATGTCTGAGCAATCAGAATCTTTGCAACTTGCACAGGCGGTCATCAGGTCGGGTAACGTGGAAGGAGAAACCAACCATACGGCCCGTTGGTGTCCACCGGGGTACATCGAAGACCACATATTAACGAGGTCTAAATATGCTATACCGCAACCGGTTCGAGTGCGAGTAATCAGACAAGGGGCAGTCAAAACGCCCATAGGCATGTTGGCTCCTGTGCCGTTGATGAAGTCGTTATCTTCATGCCAGGCCATTGTCTGGGCAAACAGGTCGGTCAAAAGCGGCTCGATTGAAATCGGAGAATCTTCCATTAATTCCAGGTTTGTTACTCGCGTTTACACGCGGGCCAGATCATTTCTGTCTAGCTCTATACGTCGCCGCATAGCTCGGACTATATCATCAACCGTTAGTAGGTTGTTTCGCGTGTAGTCTCTGAGGCTCCCCTTACGGGTTGCCTGCTGATTGGCTCCACCTAAAGATTGTTACGCTTTGGTACTTTAGGATACAGAGTGTTTCCAGCATATAGCGAAATTTGCTATGCCGCTTTAGGCGGCAAGGGACAAACATTTATCCGAAACGTAAGTCAACAGTACCGTCTTATGGAGTGTCAGTTGAATACGCTCAAATTTGGGTTTGGAAGGATTCTTAACACCAGCCTCGGCGGGCCGCTTGATCTCTAACGCACCGAACATGCCGTCACCGGCAGGACGATGGTCGTAATCGACTAAAGCGGGGACGCGGATAGAGTTGGTGTTCATCGGCACAAATCGGGCACGCGGCCGCACGACGGACGCTTCTAACGACCGTTGTAATAGCGAATTGGTGAACTCGGTCGGGACTAAATAGCCGCCTTGTTCGGGATCGACTTCGCCCATGTGTCCGGTTGTTTTGCCGGTCCATGTTTTCTTGGCCTTGTCTTCGGTGCGTCTTTGATAGTCACGCATCTTTTCATGCAGTTTAGTATTAGCACCGGGGTCTTGGCCGACGATATACACGTCTTTGGCAAATTCTGCGATACAAGAGAACCCGCCTTTGGGGTCATCTTCTACCATGTCCTTTACCTCGAATTTCGGACCTTTAGGGATAAAGTCCTTCATCGCGGTAACGACTGCCTTGGTGACGAATTCTAAATCTTCTTGACGTTTCTTTTGCTCGTCTTCTTGCTCTTCAACAACTTCGGGGACAACTACTTCTAGCGTGCCGTCGTCGATGAAAGCCTGAATTTCCTTTTGGGAATGATTCAGGACGAACACTTTGTCTTTCGGATAAATCTTGTCGCCATTTTGCCAGCCGTCGTCGCTTAAAACACGAATGGTTATCATGTTTAGCTCCATTGGATAGACAAATTAATCAGCCTTGCTCGTTCGGCCTCATAAATAGCGGCGTCCATCTCATCGTCCGTTCTCGTAATGAGCGGCGACGAAATTGGATGGCTGGCGACTATCTCCAGAGCAGCAACATCGAAGGGGTGGGGCATAACGTGCCCCGACGAGCGTTACACCTTTCCCAAGGCGTTTCGCTCGTATGAATCTCTGGCGTCCGCAATGATCTGTTGCGGATCGGCAGTAGGTTTCACGTCGAATTTTTGTATTTCTTTAACCTTAAATACTTTTTGTTGGGGTATTTCGGTTACAGATAAAATATCTTTGGTTTCAAAAGTGCCGACGTCAAATTCGGCTATCCCGAATCTTTTCGGCTCGGCCACAAACTCCGGCGGCTCTTTGCCGAAATCATCCCGATAATGTTTAGCCAGATGTTTATACACACCCAGGCGGTTGTCATCAGGCATCTTAACGGTAAACCTTTGCAGTTTACTCATGGCCTCGACCAGCCCCTCGAATACCAACGGAAAACTTGCGGTCTTACGGTGATGAATAAACTTATATGCTTTAGGCGAATCTTTGTCGTCGATGTCGAACCATCCGGCCATAATCGCTAATTGGATTACGTTGGCTTCTCGTGTCTCTTCGGACAAGCTCCATCCCGCCTCGATGCCGTCAACCGGGGTCTGAAAATACGGCACGGCCTTTTTGAGTACTTCAGGCGGTGGAGTATTAGGCGGAGAATATAACTTCAATTCTTTTTGCATATCGACCGACATTTTAATATCGCCCTTGCCCACCGCCTCGATGGTGGCGTCGGGATTGGCCGGGACGTTGACGATAGAAAATTCCAGCAACATAACCTTGTCGTAAATACGCCGGACTTCCTTTAGGGTGGCGTCCGCTTTTATTTCGTCCTCGGTCGGCTCGTGGCTGGCGATAGGTATAAACCCGATGGATATAGTATTCAACACGCCTTGCTGCATCAAGGTTAATACCTCTTCGGCCCGTGCCGTGCCGCTGGCCATAACGCCTTTAGCCAATAAGAAACTCTTGCGGTCTTTGGGGTCGGTATATCGCTTGATCCATTCTGCCCGCCCGATAGCCGGTTCGACATAATTATGTGCCCACAGTATCACCTTATTCTTGTTGTATTGACGTAAATCTATGCCCTCGGTGCGCACAATTTCATTGTCGCGGTCGCGAACATTAGTGGTAATTTTGGCTATGAACTCCCTGGCGTCTAGCTTGATGTTCGTTATTTCGGCGGACCCTTTGCCGAAATACGATTTAGAGACAAATCCTTCCAGGTTGGCCGGGCTGGTATAGTCCGGGCTGGAAATCTCTGTCTCGATTAATTTTACAATCTCTAACTCTGTTACGCTATATTCTATAGCCATAATTTACTCCAAATGGCCGACGCTGTGTCGGTTGCAATTGTACTTATAGGGTTATTTTACCTTATTGTTTATATCTGCTTAAATCATTCATATCACTCTCCTGTAAATATTATTTTATTTTTTTTACCCGCTTAAACACAAAAGAACAAATGTCATCGCACCCCACAAACTCCCAGCCAAGTTTGCCCATTTTTATAATTTGCTGACGGGTGTGTTTTACATCAGGCTCGCCACTAGGCCCACAATAAACAATCTCACTATTTTCATAATCTAAAAACTTATATTCCCATTGTTTCATATCACTCTCCTAAAAAGTTATTGATCGACCGGCAGCCACTCACGCCGACAATTATTATGTGTTAGTTCGCCAAAGCCTGCTATACTGATGCCAAACTATTCCACAATCAGGATTGACTTTTAAGTATTCAAGCAATTTGTTATCTAACCAATCCCCAAGCTCTGCCTTTTTTTCTATACTTGCCTGATTTAATAAATACGCAAAAAACTCATTAAAAACATCTTGATCCATATCACTCTCCTATTAAGCTATTTCTCATCGACCGGCAACCATGCACATCGACAATTTGGATGTAAGGGCTGTAAACCGGATGTATCATTCACTGGGTATGTACTTCCGTCAAACGTCAAGCATTGTTCGCAAGCATCGCCAGCGGCAAACCATTGCAGCTTTTGTATGCCCGCCTGTTTGTAGGTATTAATCGACCCCTCGCTCATAGCCTCGGACGTTTCGGTCCGGGCAATCATATTCGAGCGTTGGCGTATTTTGTCCCGGTAAAGATTTTCTATCTCTTTACGTGTCGGAATCTTCCTTGTCGGTTTGCCTGTAATCTTATCGGGATGACCGGCCTTGAACCGCTTCATTTCCTCCCACTGTCTTTTATTCAGCCCGATATTGCCGCGTATCTCGGTCGCAATTTTAGTATGAGTGTTGCCTTTGGTTAAACCCTCTGAAACAATTTCGCGTATCGTGTCCCTGGTATTATTAGTAATTACGGTGATTCGTTTGCCCGCCTGCTGAAACGCCCAATCAGTAGCTGTTTGATGACCGACAATCGGCAATGGTACAGCAGTGGGAACCTGCAACGCCGCAAACTTGCCACCTGCGTTTAACGACCGAACAATCGACGGGCCTAACGTGGCAACGCCCGACTCTTCGACGGCATGCCACG